CAGCTTCTTCTAATTCATCTTTTAATTTAATAGTATTTCTTAATGAAGCAGCTGTACCATCTAATATAAATGATTCTTTACCTTCAATAGTATCTTGTATTTCACCCTTAAATTCTTTATTAGCTTGAGCCATTGCTTTAGCTTGCTTACTTCTTTCTTCAGGTGTTGCATTTTTAAGATCTAAAGTAACATTAGCTTGTTTAAGTTTATTAATAAATGTATTATCTATATTTAATACTTTTAAACCACCTAAGTCTAAACCTTTTAATATATATCCTTTACCTGCTCCAGGTGCACCTGCTAATATAATTGCTTTGGGCATTCCAATTGATTCTTTTAAAATTTGAACTAAGCTTATCATTTATTTTTATTATAAATATTATAAATTTCTCTTAGCTGTAGTTTTAAATTCTGTAAATGTAGGAGAGTGTTTAGGAAATTCTAAATCAAATAATTTTTTAACGGTATTAAAAATATCTAAATTTTCTTCTTGTGTTCTTTTTGATTCATGCATTTCCCATCCTTTACCTTTTATTTTTTTACCTGTTTTATCTTCTCCCCTAGATTTTGATTTTAACCATAATACTCCTACTCTATCTACATTTTTACCATAACATTCTTCATAACATTGAGCGTAGATAGCCCCTTGTAAATCATAAGTTATTTGTAGATTATTTGAGGTTTTAAAATCTATAATCCACATTTCAGTTTTACCATCAATTTCAATTTCACATACTAAATCACAAGTACCTGCTACTTTTATTTTATCTGAAAATAAATGTACTTCTGCTTCAACTAATGTTGGATTATACTTTTCCCAAAAATCAACAAATTTTAAAAACATTTGCCAAACATCGGGATTACACATAGGTATTCCATCATTTAAAAAATTTAATTCTTTACCATTAAGATAATCTTCAATCATTTCATGTACTTGAGTACCTTCTTCTGCTGCTTTTTTAACAATCCAATCAGCACTAAAACCTACTTTTTTTAACCAATCTTGAAAATGTTTACCTTTTGGATAACAACTTAAAACATAAGTTATAGATGGATAGTATTTACCATTTCTTCTATAATATCTAGCATCAGGTAAAGTTATTTGTTTAGAATCTTCACTTATTTCTAAAATTCTATTGTAAGATTTTTTTATATTTTTTTTCATATTAATTGTAATTTTCTTTCCATTAATTGGTAAGAAGTTAAAGGAAAAGTATTTTGAATCAAATTAGTAAAATGACTAAATCCTATTTCACTGGGGTCTTTCCCCTTAAGATCAATTAAATAAACTTCTTTTCCTTCATTCATAAATTCTTCTGCAAATTTAATTGTTTGTTTCATAGCATCTGTATCTAATGCTATATATATTTTTTCAATAGTAGATGTTACTATTTTTTTCATTAATTCAGATTGTATATTTTTACCCAATAAAGGTATAGCATTACGTTTTATAGCTATAGCATCAAACATACCCTCACATATAACTAAAGGTAAAGACCAGTTAATTAAATGTTCATTTGGTATTATATTTCTTGATGCTTCTGGGTTTTTATATTTAGTATATGGGTCTTTTTCAAATGATCTACCAGTATAATAATTTAGTTGACCATTTTTATCATAAGATGGTATAATTATCATTTTAGCATATCTACCATACTCACAATACCCTATATTATATTTTTCAATATCCTCAATAGTTATACCTCTATTTTTTAAATAAACCCATGCTTGTTTTCCTATTATATTTTTATTGTTATTTATTATAGGAATAAATTCTTTTGGTAATTTTAAATCATATTTAATTATTTCGACATCTTTAACTTGATAACCTGTTTTTACTAATGATTTTAACTCAGAGAAATGTTCTGGTAGTGCCTTTACTTTTTTAAATAAAGTATTTAAATATTTTCCTTTTTCATTACAAACCCAACAATGCCAAGGGTGGTGTCCTTTTTTATTATCAGTAAAATTAATTTCTAATTTTGGTTTAGAATGGTTACATAAAGGACAATTAAAAGCTCTATTACCTCGAGCAGTCATTTTTCCACTACCTAATACTTTACTTACTAAATTTACTAGTAGTTCATTTATCATGTAGGAAATATACGAATATTACTTTATATCTCCAAAGTCACGTGAAAAAAATTTACCTAATATATTATCATTAATATGAGCACTATGTTTATTTTCTAATACTTCATTTTTAAATAAATGTTTAGTTTCATAGTATGTTAATAGTTTTTTAGAAGGAACAAATTCTAATATACGTTTTTCCCAATTTTCACCTGCATTATCCTGCTGTGATAATGCGACTATTTCTTTTTGAGATCCAAAATAATCTTTCCAATCTGATTCTGTTATAGTTTTTTGCTTTAAAGGGGTGCGTCCTTTAAGACCTTGTTTAGATCTTTCTTCTTTTAAAGCTTGTAAAGCCTTTTTACCTAATTTTTTATTTCTCTCAAAATATAAAACCTTTTTACCTATATATCTTGTATCTGTAGGTTTATGTTTAACTTCATATATAAATCCATAAGTTCCTTTAGGCATATCTTTTATTGATGTTATAACCCTTCCCTGGTATATCCAGGTAGCGGTTGTTGGCATATTTGTCATTTAAAGTTATTAATAAGGTTAAATTGAGTCAAATGCTACTTGAATCTCTAAGTCAGAATTCATTGGTACTTTAGTTGGAACTGATAGTTTTCCAATAGCTAATAAATTTTGTTCATTATCATATAACCCTACTGTTGTTATATAAGGACTAAAATATGATCCTGTTGCAAAGTCTTTATAAACATTATTAGTTCCTAAAGGAGCATTTACTTGGCTACCTGATAATAATGATGGGTTTAATGAATAACCAAATTCATTTTCTCTTACAGTACATTTATATTGATGTTCATATAAGGTAACTGATGAAGACCACCCAACAGTAAGATAATCTAATTGATTAACTCCTACACTCGCAAATCCATTTTGACCTGTTAAAACATCAGCTCCTAATTGTGCAGTATTGTATTGATATGTGCCTTGAATTGCTTCTGATGAACTTAATGGTGATAAAATAGCCATTCCATGTTCATAAATTATATTACCACACTGTTGATCATATACTTTAGTACCAGTTACAGAATTTACATATTTGAATCTAAGATTACCATTTCCATCATCCCAAACGGTAGACGTATCAGTAGCACCTGCATTATTCCAAACTAAACTAAAGCTTTGAGGTTCAATATTATTACCCCATAATTTTGAGGGAATTGAGATTGCTGTTATAAAATTATTATTAAGAGTACTATTTATATTAATATCTTCTCCTAATAATGCTGCTCTAGTTTGAGTAATAGTACTTGATAAATAATTATCGTATTGAGGACTTTTTACAGCTCCAATAGGCATATTATTTGATCCTTCAATACCTAAATTAAGATTGTTATTTTCAGCAAATGTATTATTTTGAGGACCAGATAAACCATATAATAAACTTGAAGTAGCAACTAAACTACCTGACATACTTTGGAAGTAGTTAGAATAATAGAGTTGCATTGCACTTGAATAAACAGAATTTGTATTTAATTTATTTACCAACCCCGTAAAATTTTGTGATCCTGAATCAGAAGATGCTTGACTTGAAACCCATGTTGTTTGTTGAGAAGTTTCAAATATTAATTTATTAGCTGGAGGTTGGGTGCCAAAATAAACTTCAACCCCAACATTAGATGCCGTCATAGCATTTCCTGTAAAGCTAAATCCTTTATTAGCTGAAAAGGGAGTTATTACAATGTCTTTTGTTGTAAATTGTTTGTACGCTGACATACATTTTAGTAATCTAATTTAACTCTAACAAGTAGTTCTTTTGTAAAATCTTTAGCTAATGGTCTGCTTAATTTTGCTACAGCACATAATTCATTTGAATCATTATATAAACCTACTGTTGTAATGAATGTTTGTGGATTATTTTGCATTTGAGGCCATAACAATTGTCCTGTTGAACCTGAAACAAATGATGGATTTGAAGAGTAATTAAAATCTGCATTTTGAGCTCTTACAAAATAAAAATCAGATGCTAATGTTTCTTGAGAATTTAATCTAAAAGTATTTCCAGCAAATACACTTTGAGATATAGCCCCATACAGTTTAGACATATTTTCATCATTTTGATTTGAATTTCTTAATGTACCTAAACTAATACCTCCATCAGTTCCAAAAGGTTGATCGCCATCTAATGCTGCTGCATTTAATAATATTAATCCTACATCTGGTAAAAATAAACCATATGATCCTGAATCTGGTGTATAACCATTAGCATTTAAACCTGTATAAACTGTTCCTTCTGATCCCGAAACTACTTGGTAAACTCTTCCAGCATTTCCAAAAACATTACCAGTACTTATATTACTATTATCTGTTAGACTTAATGTTACACCTGCACCTGCTCCAGTACCTCCTGATGATCCTGATAAAGATAAAGCCATTGTACCTAAAGCTAATGATTCTTTATATCTTGCTCTTTCAAATGATAAAGCATAAAAGTATGATGATGAATAATTTCCAAATATAAAAGGTTCTGTATCATCTCCTAAAGCTATATTTTGATACTGACCAAATATAGTAGATGAAGGTGATTTACCTAAAACTAAAGTATTATAAAGTAAACTACCACTACCTACTTCATCACCATAAGCTATATCAAATTGAACTGCTGCTGTAGTTTCTGTAGATGATGTTTGATAGACATGAATATAATATTGTCCTGAATTAGATGAGTTTTGGACTGATGAGGTATAAACCTCAGTTAATCGAGGTTCATTTCCACTCCATAAAGTTCCTGTTGTAGAATCTATACTATTAATTATGTCACCTGCACCAAATGTTGTAAAAGCTCCGTTAGCCATGTTTTTTTTGTTTTAAATTTTTATTGCATTCCTGCTGATTTTCTTAACTCAAATGGAACCTGTAATCTTGCTCCTGTATTTCTACCTACAACTGTTAAAGTTGCATATAATGTATCTAAAGAACCAAATATATTAATTGAGGTAGCAGTAAGTGTAAAGTTAGTTCCTGTTACTGTTTTAGAAACATTAGTACCTAAAGTTGTTTGTTGGTTTAATGCTTCATTTGAATTAGCTCCTCCACCTGTAATATTAGCATAAGTAATATTTGACATAGTTACAGTATAACCATCTGCTTCTGACTCTACACCTGAAAATGTTTGGGTTTGTGGTGTAAATGATGGTGCTAAAGTTTCTCCTGTTACTAATTGAATAACTGATGGTGCTATAATAGTAGGCATAACTGCAGTTGAACGAGGTAAAGTAACTAATTTATACTTCATTGTTTGTAATTCATTAGGAAATGCCTCTAATACAGGCATATTTTCAATTGCCTCCCCATAATAAGCTGATCCTGATGGGTGGTTTGGATTATATAAAGAATAATCTACTTCATCATCTGCTAATGAAAATTGTGTTATATTAAAAGCATTACCACCTTGAGCTAATAATTCTCTTCCTTTTTTTGTTAAAATAGCATCTACTGTTACTACTTGATTATTTAAATATCCCATTTTTTATTAGTATTTTATTATAAATATATGTATTTTTTGTTTCTAATCCAAATTATATTAAGCATTCGAACCTCCTAAATTGTCAGGACTGTCTTGTGTAAATACATTTTCAGATTTTAATTTATTAATTATTTTTTGAACATTTCTTTGTTGCACTTCAGTTAGATCATTTGGTATTAAATAACCATCACCAGATAACGTTAAAGCACCTGCTGATCCTGATGGTTGGTTTGCATTTAATATAACTCTATCATCTGCTTCTACTCTTTTCCTTAAAGTCATAGCATATATTTTTCCTTCTGGTATTTTATTTTCTAAATCATTTGGGTTAGGAGTTACTACTAGTCTATCAAATAAAAATCCAGGATCTAGAGGGGCGAATGCTGTTTTAGAGGTTTGGTCCTGGTTTGAAATTAACATAGGTGATAGTGAACATGAATTATATAGTACAGATCCAGTGAAATTAGATGATAGTTCATTAGTCTCTATACTAGAACTTAAATTTAATATGTAATTAGTAGACATGTTCCAACAAACATCAGCGGGGTTTACATTAGTTACATTAGTTCTATTAAACAATGATGCTGTTATTCCAATTATTCCAGTTCCATCTACAACAGAATGAGTATTAAGTGCTGTAAGGGAACCACTAGTATACATATAATCTTCATTTTCATCATAAGATTGAAAGTTAAAGGTTACATTATTATTAAAAGCTGATCTATATCTTTTCCATAATTCTGTAAAGCTAAAATAACCATCTGATGGAAGAGGTCCTTGTGATGTAACTCTTGTAGGTGTTATACCAGTATTATATGATTCAACTATAGTAGATTGTATCTCAAACTTAACAGTAGCACTAGCTTTAAAATTTGAATTTGTAGTCCATATATTAGGAGGCATCATATTATATCCTAAAACTGTAAAATCCTGATCTTGTTTTCCTAAAATACTAGGATTAGCGGGATCTACAAAATATGAATATGAGACCCTTATTTCATCTCCTACTTCAATATCCAAAATTTGATTATTTGTTACTCTATATTCAGGTAATAATGACCCCGATATATTCCATCTATAATAATTATTTGGGTTTTCTTTTTCATTTAAATTTAATAAAGGTAAGGAACCATTTCGAGGTGTGGAAAAAGGACCAAAAGACAATAATATATTTCCACTACTTGCTATTATAGGATTTATATACATTCCCCTATTACCAGAAGCTCCCATTCTACTAATAGATACACTACTAGTTGTAGTTGATGAACCTAAAGGATATATATCTCCTAAACGTATTAATTTATTCCAGGAATTAAACATCATTAATGAAGGTCCATTTATAGAAAAGGTGTTTATTAATGAGGTATTAGTGTTATCATTGAAAACAGAACTAGGTAATTGTCCTGGGTTAGGACCTCTTAAATTTAATATACCTTGTGATTTTCCATTTTCATCTAATAAACTCGATGTATATAATAAAATTGGTTGTGGGGATTCACTATAAAATTCTTGTGTAGAAGGAGAATAAATAATACTACCTGATGAGTAAACCTTATTAATATTAGAAGCATTAAGTACAGATGATTGAGATATTGTATATGCAGTATTATTAACTCCAAATCCCATATAAGAAGCACTTAAAAGAAGTGATTGAGACGCAGGAGTAATTTCTATATTTGGATTATTAACTGTTACAAGATTAC